CTTGTGGTCCTTGTGGTCCTTGTGGTCCTTGTGATCCTTGTGATCCTTGTGATCCTTGTGATCCTTGTGATCCTTGTGATCCTTGTGATCCTTGTGATCCTTGATACCCTTGTGAACCTTGATACCCTTGTGAACCGGTAGAGCCTTGAACTCCTTGGAAACCTTGGTAGCCTTGAGCCCCTCCAGAGCCTTGCGAACCCATCGATCCGTTGGAACCCTGGGAACCTTGAACGCCCTGAGTTCCGGTTCCGGTCGCCCCTTGCGAGCCTTGCGGTCCCTGAGTTCCGCCTGCGTTAATCGCCTCGACGCAAGCTAGGATCGGCGTTTGCAATTCCAAAATCGTCCCGGCCGATACCAGAACCCAAACCGCGTCATCAACAGATAGGTTGATGTCAGAATAGCCGTCGGCAAGCTGGATCGTAAGCACGTCGCCACTTACACCAGTGACGAAAAAATGGACACGGACGTTATCGGAGGCGCGAACACAAGTGATCCTTACCGGCGCTGACGTGCTTGGCGCGCCAAAGAGTGATCCGGTTCCGGTCGCAACCTGGAGGGTCGAGCTTCCCGTTGTCCTGGACACCGCAACCGAGGTGAGGACATAATCGAGAGGAGTCGCGAAAATAGGTGTTTCAATGGGCATACTCTATGTATGTCAAGACAACCCTTTCTCAAGCTCGTCAAAGAACGTGTCGATTACTTCGTCCCGCATCGTCCGGACGGTAGGGCGAATAAATGGCTTTGCCGGTTCGTTGCGCGTGCCGAATTCAAGATAGGCCGCGTGCGGGTCGTCTTCAGGTGTCGAGATGTTGACCTCGGTAACGAGATACCCTTTTTTCCTCTTACCAGCTTTGGGCTTGATCGAGGCTTTCAATTCGCCCGTATCGACCGGCGCGGCGTTCTTGATGGCATCGGCAAGCGGTTTCAAAGCCTTTTTGCTGGCTTGCTTGATGACTTTGTTCCTGATCTTGGATTCCATCGCCTCCAGGTCTTTAATCCAATTCAATAGTCCTCCAGAGGTGTGTAAGGGATAGCCTGACCGTCCTGAATCATCCTTTCTGCTCGTTCGCGGTTGACCTCGAAACGCTCGCCGAGCCCGTGGTTCCTATTACCGACTAATACGTTGCGCAAGCTCTCGACGATGACCCCGTCGGCCAGCCGCTCGACCGGGTAACAGACCGCATGCCGTGGCTTGCCAATCTCGGGAGTGAGGAAGTCAACCGCCTGGTGTGGCGCGAAGAACTCGCAAGCTCGATACTGGAGGTTCGGGTTTAGGGTCCGAATCAAGAGGTCTTTCGGTTGGTGCAATTGGGCCGCCAGGACCGAGAAACAAGAGTCAATCCCGAGATAGCCGCTCGACCTCTTAAGGATCTCGACCGCCTGTAAAATCGTCGTCTTGCCTCTGAGGTCGATCAGACTCGTCGATTCGGGCAAAGCCCCCTCGGTCGAGATTCCGACGAGCACGCCGCACGTCTGGCGATCCTCCAGGCGTTTCAAGATCGCTGGCCACTCGTCGGGGTGAATGTCCCTCGTTCGCCGATGGCTCTTGAGGTTCAATGCCGTATCGACGTTCACGAAATCGAACCGCTCGGGTAGCTCTGGCAAGTCCTCGGTCAGGGGGTATTTCAGGAAACTCGACCCGGTGAAAGTCTTGAGGTGCAAGATTCCGGCGTTGGCATAAGTCGATTCATATCCCTTACGTCTTTCGGTGGGATAGGACAAGTAACCGTGCCTGACGTGGTCGAATCGAGGGCAAGCCTCGATCAAGTCCCGTAGTGCCTGGCTTTGCTTGTCGAAAAAGCCATATAGGATTTCCTCGATGGAATCGCGCTCGGATTCGCTCATGTGACTCTCGATGAGTGCGAAATCTCCAAGGCCATGCGTATGAGAATATTTCATTGTGTCCTTATTGGCTGGCGATAAGCTCGCTTGCCTCGATGGAAAGCATGACGCCAAACGGGTCGATATTGGCCGAGATGATGTTAAGAGTGATCCCATTCCAAATGAGGATGTCACTGGGCTTGGGTTGACCTACGTTGCGCATAGTGACGTGATACCGACGGACCCCTTTCAACTGATCGGCGTTAACAACCTCGTCGCCAGAGGTCGCCTCGACGAGAGCGTAATAGCTCCCGACGGTCGAATAGTTGGGGAAGTACTGTCCCTCGGAATCGATGGTCCCGCCCGCATCGGTTTGCCAGGTTACTCGATGGCGCAAATCGCCCGCATTGATTCTGGGGTTCCTCACTTCTTACCTTTCGCCGGTTTCGGCTCTGGCTTCGGGTCTTCATACCAGTCGGCTTTCTGGTGTTCGACGAGGCTCTTTTTCTTCTCGCCGCTGACCTCCAGGTCGAGGATATCGCCCTTGTCGTAATTCTGTTTTCCGATCAAGATCGGTTTGAGCACGATGATTTTCATTGGCTTATCCTTTTTGATTTTAGACATACATTCCCGGCGCTGCTGTGTCGAGCAACTCTTTGACTCCCATCGGCAAGACCGACATTCCCCCCTCGGTCACTGCCTCGCGATTGCGGTAGAGGTGACCGACGATCAAGAGGATTGCCGCCTGGATATTTCCCGGAACATTGGGAGTCGTCCCGTCCTCCAGGAACCCATAACCGGCGGTGTAAGTGATCGTTACCGCCCCGATCTGAGGCAACGTGAAGGGATAAACAACCCCGTAGGCCGGAGCGATTCGACCCGGTGTTCCCTCCGAAACGATATAGAGGGACGGATCGAGAGTGTTGACGTTCCCGGCGGTGTCTTTGTAGGTGATGCTCGATACGCTCACCAGAGGCGGTTTCATGACCTTGAAAACGCTTTCGAGCGTGTAGGGGTAGACCGAGCTATTGAGGAAGATGTTGAAAGCGCTGTTGCCGGTCGGGACGTTGAAGATGGCGGTTGGCAGGTAATCGCGAGTCAACTTATAGGTCGTATTGACAAGAGTCCTTTTCAGGTAGGATTCCGCCGTTGCCGTCGCCGCTGTGATGTAAAGAGAGATGAGGTTGTCATCGCCCGTATAGCTCGTATCGACCCGGCAATGTTGCTTTGCAACCGCCAGAGTGACCGGGGTTGTGACCGGCGGGACCGTTACTTGAAGGATTTCATACGACATGCCTTATGTAGAACTGCCAAACAAAAAACCCTGGCCATTGCTGGCCAGGGTCTTTGTAGTGGTCTTAGTCGGAACCTTGGCTTTTGACTTTCCTCATGGGTTCCGTCAATGCCCGCTCGACGTCCCAACCGAGCTTGAACCGTCGCAAGAGTGTCTTGTAAGGAATGCCCGTTTCCTTCGCCCAATCCGCCGACGTTTTGGTCTGACCGTTGAACGTGACGAGTTTGGGCTTGCCGCAATTTGCTTTGAACGCAACCGGATCATTGAGCGCTCTTTCAACGTCCCATCCGTTGCCGATCCGTTGAATCAAGGTTTGCAACTTGATTCCCTTTTCCCTCGACCATTCCGTTGCCGATTTGGTCTGTCCCTGGTAGGTCAATGGCATACGCTTGATATCGGCATTCAAAGCCTTTTCCAAGTCCCAACCTCGTTTGAGGCGACTAGAAAGCGTCATCCGTTCGATACCAGCGTCTCGCGCCGCCTGGGAAACGCTCTCGATCTTACCTTCGAGCGCCAGTTGATTGCGTTGGTCAACGATGGGTGTGGTCAAGATTTCCTTATCTGACCAACCGTCTTCAATCCTGCCTTCGATTGTGTTGCGTGCTAGTCCGGTGATCTCGCTCCATTCGGATATGGTCTTCCGATTCCCATTGTCGTCTGTCAGGAACCTCGTCTTGGAAGTGTTATTGGCTTGTTGCTTGCGGGTCGCCCAACGGCAATTTTCGGGCTCGTAATTGCCGTCATTGTTGATGCGATCGAGGGTCATCCCGTCCGGCGCATCGCCCATGTCATCGTAGAAGTTTTGCGGGTTGTGCCACCGCTCACAAACAGATATGCCGCGTCCTCCATACCTTTTGAAATGCTTGTAATTGGCGTTGTAGCATCGACGCATCGTACTTGGTTACCGGGGCTTTGACCGCTGCTCTGTAGCGTTTCACACGCCTTGTCG